GAGTTCGTATTGGGTTGCGTTCTTTTTCGGGTGGATACCCCTGCGCCGCCAGCGGGTAAACTGGCGGCTGTGCGTAACCGTGTGGAGCGTAGCGACGACGGCGGGGCGACTTGGCGGGCGCTGACTGATGATCTGGCCGTGTCTGGCACTCTCCTGGATTATGAGTCCACCTCACACGGGGACGTACAATACCGTGTCTCGGCGGTATCGGACCTGCCCTCTACCGCATCCGCCACCGCTAGCCTGACTGTGGGCTCCTGGGCTATGTGGCTGGGTGGTGGAGAGAATTTTGGTGTTACTGTCCCTCTCCGGTGGGACCCGCTCCACTCATGCAAGACCGGCCTGGCCAACCGTAAACTGTACAGGTTTGCGGGGCGCGCGGGGGCTGTGGAGATGAGCGGCTATCACCGTGAGAAAGCGTTAAGCCTATCGGCTACTCTTTTTGATGATGACTGGGAGCTCCTGCAACGTATCGAGGCGCTTTCTTATTTGCCCGCCCCATTTATTTACCGTGATCCCATGGGGCGTAGGGTCTACTGCTCACTAACCAGCGTGGACCTGGATAGAGCATTGTCGGGCAAATGGTCAGTAAAGCTAAGCGTTGAGGAGGTGGACCGGTGACTCTACCCGGGTTGGACCGACACAGGCAGGCGGAGTATCGCTACACCCTGCTGGATTGGGAGGGCCGCGAGATCCGACCCCTCACCAACGTAACCGGCGGTACCATAACCCTCAGCGGCTCATCCCGGCTACGCGCCTCAGGCTCTATAGATCTGGCGTCTACAGATGACGGTATCGAGTGGGCGAAAAACCGGGTGCGCATCGAGTATGCGCCTAGCGGTGCCCCGGCGTGGGGTTTGGGGGTTTTTACCCTGTCCGCGCCTACACGCACATATACGGAGGCTGGCTCCACATGGAGTGTAGAGCTATCCTCCCTCTTGGCCCTGCCGGATGCTGATTGTGTGGAGCGCACCTACACTGTCAAAGTCGGCTCCAACCTAGTGAATACTGCGGCCTCAATCCTGCGTGAGACAGGCCTAAATACTCTGTCGGTCACTCCTAGCACAGCCCAGGCCAGTGGGGACATAGTCTATGATCCCGGTAAATCCAAGCTCACCATAGCTAATGATCTACTGTCGGCGGCGGGTTATTGGGCTGCGCATCCGGACGGTACTGGGGCGATCCACCTGGATCCCTACGTGCGGCCTGCTGCTAGGGGTGTGGCCTATGATTTTCGTGAGGGCGCTCGCGCGATCCACCTCCCGGACTGGGAGTATGAGCTGGACGCAGCCAGTGTGCCTAATAGGGTTGTTTTGGTGTCTGAGGGGAGCCAGGACAAGCCCGCCCTGGTGGGGGTGGCTGTGAATGAGGATCCTGGCAGCCCTTACTCGTATCCGTCGCGTGGGAGGTGGGTGACCGAGACCCAGACCGGTGTGGAGGCGGCTAATCAAGAGTCGATTAGTTCCCAGGCGCGCCGTCGCCTGATTGAGGTGTCCACACCCTCCGCGTCTATCACGCTCCAGCACATGCCGATCCCGCTGCAGCCTAACTCGGTGGTTGGTTTTTCGTCTCAGGGTCTGTCTACGCGTGGCGTGGTGAGGGAAATCAGCTACACTCTCGACCCAACCAGCCTAGTGAAAACAAGGCTTCTGGAGGTGACCGACCTATGACTAGCCTAGACTACCTAGTAGACGTGCTCGCGGGTATGCGGCAGCGCCTGGATCTACTACCGGTTTTTAGGTGGGCCGCCGTGGTTGGGACCAATCCGCTGCGCGTGCAGATGGATGGGGACGCCACGCCGCTATCGGCGGACCCCATCAATTTTGCTGGCGACCTGAAGACCGGGGGGCGTGTGTGGACAGTGAGTGTCAACCGCCGCCTGTATCTGCTGGGCACGGCGCGGGACGCACAGACTGGTGACGGCGGCAACTCCGCACCGGTGGGGACGGGGGTCGCCTATGCTGGCGTGACCGCTCCTGCTGGGTGGCTGATGTGTGACGGCGTGACCTATCAGCGCTCACAGTATCCGGCGCTCGCGGCTGTCCTGGGCGCAACCGCCACAAGCTTCAGTGTCCCTGACCTGCGGGGGCGTTTCCTGATGGGCACCTCCGCCTCCCATCCGCGAGCGCAGACTGGCGGGGAGGAGGCCCATATTCTGACTGAGGCTGAGATGCCCGCCCACGCCCACCCTGTGATTGGGCGCGGCCTGCCGGGTAAATGGGAGAACGGCGTGGGTATTTTCGCAACCAACCTGGGCGCTGGTTCTGGCTGGACGTCGGTGTCATCCTATGACGCGAAAGCGCCGGGTTGGTTGGAGGCTAAATCCAAGGGCGGCGGTAAGCCACACAACAACTTACCGCCTTACTACTCGATAAGCTATATAATTAAAGCTTAAAGGAGCCTTAAAGGGCGCTGAGAGAAAGGGTACACATGCCGAGTGTTGAAGAATTCGCTAAGGCGATGGAGTGGTGGTGCAGGTATGGCGATTTGGGCTACGATCAGGCCAATCGCTGGGATTTGAGGGTCGGTGGCGAAACTGACTGTTCAGCCCTAATCATTGGTGTGCTGGACAAGTGCGGTTTTGACACCGGTAACGCCACCTACACCGGTAACATGGCCGCTAATCTGACTGCGCACGGCTGGGAGATGCTAGACCCCGGCGTGGACAAGCAGCGCGGCGATATTCTACTCAGCCACGCCAACCACGTGGCCTGCTACCTGGGTGATGGGCTGGTGGCCCAAGCCAGTATCGACGAGCGCGGCGACATCGCCGGCGGTCAGTCTGGTGACCAGGCGGACGAAACCAACGTCCACCCCTACTACGACTACCCGTGGGACTGCGTGCTGCGGTATGTGGGTGGTGACACTAGCACTGTGTCTACCTATGGCGGTGGCTCTGTATTTAATCCTAACCAGTATGGGGAGGATTATGTGCGTCAGGTGCAGGCCCTGCTGCTAGCCAAGGGATACAACCTGGGCGCGGACGGCGCGGACGGCGTTTTGGGTGAGATCACTTTCAACGCTATCAAGACCTTCCAGGCTGACCATGGTGGTCTAACCGTCGACGGCATCCCCGGCCCCCAGACTGTCGCGGCTCTGAAGGGCGGCAGCGTCACTCCCCAGCCTGCGCGTCAGCCCAGCGTTGACGGCTACTGGGGCGAAGAAACCACCAGGGTGCTACAGGGTATTCTCGGTACCACTGTTGATGGTGTGGTGTCTAGCCAGATGGCGTCTATGCGCACCCATATGGAGGGCTGCACATCCGGCTGGGAGTGGGTACTCACCACGAGCGCGCAGGGCTCTCAGGTGATTGAGGCCCTGCAGCGCGCGCTGGGTGTGGAGGCTGACGGCCTGATGGGTCCCTCCACTGTGAACGCGCTCTCTGCCCACTATGGTATTGAGGGTGACGGCTGCCTGGACGCGCCGTCCGCAACGATTGAATCCATGCAGCGTAAGCTGCTGAACGGAGGCTGGTAAAAATGGCTATCCCCAAGCACGCACTCACCACTGACCGTACAAAATGGCCGGTACTGACCCCGCCGCGCCGCAAGGCGATCTACGGCATTGTGGCCGCCCTGCTGGCGCTGGGCATGGCGTATGGCCTGGTCACACCCGAGCAGTCCACCCAATGGCTGGATGTGGCAGACAAGGCGCTGGGTCTACTCGCCCTGGTGCTGGCAGCCACCCACACCGGTGGGATCTATGAAGCACCAGTCTATGGGGTACGTGGCTCTCAGGAGCCCGCCGAGTGACTCCCAGCGAGGTCGTAGCCGTAATCAGCGCCGTCGGGGTAGCACTCGGCGGCCTGGTTACGGCTGTGTCCGTCCTGGCCGGTATCAAGTGGGGGCGTGAAAAGGCCAAGGCGGAAACTCTGCTCACCCGTGAACAGGTGGGCAAGGCCCGCGCTGAGCGGGAACAGGCCGAGACCTCGGCTACGCTAGAGGCTATCGCCGGGAAAATCGATGACAGGCTAGGCGCCCTAGAGTCCTCGCTGGTTGAGGTGCACCACGAGGTGACACCCAATCATGGCGGCAGTATCAAGGACGCGGTCAAGCGTATCGAGGATGGGCAGGCGGCTATGCAGGCGGCCCTGGACGCGCATGGCCAGGTTCTGGCAGCTCACGGCCAGGTGCTGGACCAGATCACCGACCGGCAAGACAGTGACATGCGTGATCTGCGCAACCGTATTGAGGGTGTGCAGGAGGCTGCGCGTGTCGAACACGAACAACTACGCGCGGAAATTTCAAGAGCTAAGGAGGACAACTGATGCCAGCCGAAATTAAAGGCCTGGTTCGCGGCCCTAGTGGCGAGATAGTCCCGGCGACTGTCACCCTGAAGCCTATCCCGGATCCTATGCGGGACTCTGAGGGCTCTGTGGTCACGGGTGGGGTTGTCGCGGCTAGCGCCCGGGGGCCCATTTCTGTCCTGGTGGATGCGGGCAGGTATCAGGTGCAGGTGGATACTCCCTCCCGCACTATCGCCAACCGCTCGATCACCCTAACTGATGGTCAGGTGGTTACTCTGGCTGAAATTGTGGGCCTGTCTCCGTCCGTGCCGCCGGAACCCGGCTCCAGCCCCAACACTGGGGCGCAGGTCGTGCCCGGTGGGCAGGGTGGTGCTAGCTCGCTGACCAAGGAGCAGCTGGCTGCCCTGGACAACGTAACCTCGCAGATACCCGCGCTCAATCAGGCGGTGACCACGGCTACTAGCAAAGCCGAAACTGCATCTAGTAAAGCTGAGCAGGCTAGCGCCAAGGTGGGTACCCTGACTGGCACGGTAGAGACTGTTTCAGGTAAGGCTGACTCTGCTTTAGCTAAGGCCGGTGAGGTTGAGGCCCTGGCCAGGAAAAACGCTGAAGACATTGTCGCTGTCCGCAATTCTATTCCCACGTCTGGCAGTGGTGCGCCCGGTCCAAAGGGTGACCCTGGCGAACGCGGCCCTAAAGGTGATCCTGGCCCGCAAGGCCCACAGGGCGCGCAGGGCGAACAAGGACTCCCCGGCCCCAAGGGTGACCCCGGTTCGCTAACCAAGGAACAGCTAGACGAACTTAACCGAAAGCTGGACGCACTCAAGTCCGGTGCGATGGGTAGTAATGAACAAACCATTGATATCAGCACTACCCACAGCTACACGCTAGCGCCCGCTGCTAATGTGCAAACCGTTATCTTAACCAAGTCTAAGCCGGGTATTGTTGACCTGACCCACCCCGATAACATTACTTGGGTTCCTGCCCCGCCTGAGATAACCAACCAGGTTGGCTCAATGGTCTATCTGGTGTTTATTAAGGTCGGCGCTGGCTGGATGGGCTACAGCGCCGGTGACCTCGACGATATTAACAAGCTATTGGCGACCCTGCCCCCAATGAAGTCTGTGATCCCCAAGTTCATTGACAACGGCTGGGCATATGGTGGAACCAACTACCTAGCGCTAGTGAACAGCGTTACCGGCTCTAGCGCCGACGGTTTCACAATCAAGGTAACCCACAACGTGCAGTCCGTGCTCCCCAACAGCAAGCGTGGCAATTCCGATTTTTGGAACTACGTTGAAGAAGCCAACGAAACAGAAAAAGCCAAGGTCAAGGGCGGGCCACTCTCGCAGGTTGGCCGCACCGAACTGAAGCTGGGTAAGCCTATCGTGGTTGAGGCCACTATTGAGGCTGACACGCCCCGAACCGGTTTCGGGCTATTTGGTGCGCCATATAATGAGAAGCTGGTAACAATCGGCGCTAACCCAAACATGGTGTACGAGTTTAGCGGCAACGGGGTTCCCAATGTAAACACCACTATCACGGCACAGTCCGGCGACTCCCTACGGTTCAAGTACGACGGCACTAACTGTACCGCCTACCTGAAGCCGGTAGGTAAAGACACTTGGGTTATGCTGGGTACCCTGCAACCACGGCCTTTCGGGCATGAAGAAAAAACGATCTACAGCCGCATCGACAGTCAGTATAACTTTACGGTGAAAAATTGGCGCGCAACCGGGGAATTTGCGTAATGAACAACAGCTACGAACTTTTAGCAATGATTCTGGCAGGGCTGGCCAACAAAACCAATGGCCCTGCCAGGTCGGCGGTTTTCGACGAAACCTACAATATTGTTGTTGACGCCAATTCACTTTTTGCCCGTTGGGTTGCACCTGGCATTCAAGACGTTGCTGGGTTTAAACAGTTGATCCAATCTACCGGCGCTAGCGTCAGTAACTGCGCCATACCTGGCCAAACTTGGGCCGACATGACCAGGAACGCGACTGACGTGCAAGGCCTTTGGCGTGACGGTAAAAAGAATATCCTTGTTACCGGTGAGACCACTAACTCTATTTTTGTTGAGGGCGCCACGGTGGCTAAAACCGTGGCCGATGCTAAAGCCTACATCGCGGCCCGGCGTGCCTCTCAAAAGTGGGATTATATTGTGTTGTGTGGGACTATCCCGCGCGGCGACAAGGCCACGCCCCAAGAAAACGTTGAGATGAACAAACGCCTGATCGACGCTGATAACCAGCTCAAAGCCGACGAGAGCCTATATAGCACATGGGTGGACTTCCGCGCTTTCTCCCCTGAGTGGTTCGGACTCCGTGGTGACGGCTACACCGCAAAATTCATGGATAGCACCACCACTTGTAACCCTACAGGTGGGCGCCCCGACATGATTCATCCTATCGGGACGCCCCGTGACGTGTTCGCGGATGCCATAGCGGATGGTATCAAGCGGCTAGTTGAATAGCCGACCGCATACTACAGAATTTTGTTTAGCCCCTGTGGCCCTCACACTAGATTGGTGAGGGCCACAGGGGCTAGCTTTTGTTTACCAGGCGGGCATCCAGCTACCGACCTGGTGGCGGCGCGGGAGCAGGTTTTGGGCGTCTGGCACGGCGGTGCGCACCAGGTCTGCCAGCTCCTGCAGGGTGAGGCGGCAGTAGAGGTGGCCAGCGTAGAACCCCTGGCTGGCTTCGTCGTGCTCGTGCCCCCAGGTGGGCTCGTAGACGCTGAACGCATCGTAGATCAAGGGCAGGGCCTGCTCTACGGTGATAGCGGCGGGTACGTGTCGGGCTACCAGCTGCACCAGGGCGGTAGCGATCATGTCTTTGTCTGACTGGCTGATGATCTGGATTTCACGGCCACCGCTGGTCCGCACGATGGCCTCGGCCTTGAATGCCTTGGGGTTGAGTTCGCTGCTGTGGTGGAAGGTCTCGAGCTTCTTGGTGTTCATTGGGGTTGTCCTTTCGGGTTGTGTTGTGGTGGTCGCCGTTTTCCTTGGCGACATAAATAGTATAGCGCATATAGATTCAAAAGCGCTATACTCAAATACTGTGCAGTAGCTCACTTTACCATTTACGGTACCCGCCGCACACCTATAAAAGCTATGGCCCCCTCACTAAATCCGGTGAGGAGGCCATAGCTTTTCTATTCAGACCCAATCACGCGCTGCCGGTGCCCTAGCTGCGTCGGAGACAACCCGATATCGCTAACATAGCCATCAGTAGATCCAGCTAGCCTGCCTGCCGCATGCTGTAGGATGGCTGGAGCCTCCCGGATCGACGGGAACAACCCCCTCAAGTGATCCTCAGCCCTATCAGAGCGCTGGGACAAAACAAGCCGCGCACCAGGCCCCACAGGTGGAGCATCAGGGTCATTATCGTCCAGGCCCTGATTAGTGCTCTCCTTTATCCGCGCAGCTACACCATAGAAATAACCCTGCATGTAGCTGCGCCTGAATTTTTGCTTGTCAGTATCCGACCAGAATCGCCTACCCTCCATGCGCTCGCGGAGGGCCAGTGGAGCCTGGATCATGATCGACGCGTAGAGCTGATTCACCCTGGCTAGATCCGCCATTTCACCAGCCACCATCACGCGGGTAGAGCGCTTTTCAGGCCAGAAAACGCCCCTGCAGTCTAGTGCCCGGGCTAGCTCGCACAGGCCACGCGCTACACCGGGAGCCACAGATCGCGCGCCACCAGTAACCGTGATAGTCAGGATTTTTATTTCCCCCTCCTGGTGGAGCTGGTCAGGCTGCAGCCGGTGCCGGACCATTAGCTTCTCTGCCCTCCGCATAGCCAGGTCACGCTCAGCGCTAGAGGCTCCCGGATCCTCAGCCAGCCGCAGCAGATGCTGGATCTCGTCTACGATGCGCATCAGTCGTCACCCCTGGCTGCCGTGGCTCCCGCCTGGCCCTGATAGTGGCTGCCTACCTGTGGGCTACCGTAGGGGTGCATGCAGGGCTGGTCCAGCATGTAGAAGCACAGCTGCCCAATCTGCATGCCAGGATATATGAGGATGTCATCCGGGGATAGGTTGGCTAGCTCCAGGGTTAGCTGACCCTGGAAGCCCGGATCCACAAAGCCCGCGCTGATGTGGGTCAGTAGCCCCATGCGGCCTAGTGTGGATTTACCCTCGAACCGGGCCGCCAGGTCATGAGGGATACTGAGGGTCTCCTGGGTGCATCCCAGGATGAAGCTCTGGGGCCTCAGCAGGATACCCTCCGGCGGCAGCGTATGGGATAGATTCCCGATGCCCGCGCGGCGGTTGGCGGGCACCAGGATAGACTCGGAGAGAGTCAGGTCCACACTGGCAGGCTGTAGCACCAGTGGGGGGGGGGTGATGCCCAGCCTGCCGCTACGCAGCGCCTGCCGGATCCCAATATCAGACAAAATCATTTTTGCTGTTCCTTTTCTATGAGGTTGACTAGGTATTTGACCTGGTCCAGGTACACTACCCTAAAAGCCAGGGTGTATAGGGTGTCCACCGTGGTGAGGCACAGTAGCGCGTGGCCACGGTAGTCACCGATTTTCTTGGGCGGGGGCGAGATACAGATAGCCTCCACCTGTGAGGCGTAGATAGAGTGTAGGACGCTAGGGAGCTGTAGGCGCCCCTGCCTAGGCCAATACACAGCCCGCCCAAAGCTAGACGGGATAACAACCCGTCCAGGGTATTTCAGGCTCATGACGGGGCCCCCTTGTAGTAGAGCTTGATTCCCGGATCCTTGGGGTCACGGGTGATAGCAGTTAGGAAGTTCATCAGAGCCTCATCGGACGTGTGGTGTGTGATCGGGTAGTAGGCGCCCCAACCAGCACCAATGAAGGAGATTAGCGGCTGGTAGGGGTCTCGGAATAGCACCCCAATCCGGGTGAGGCATCCTAGGTCCATGGGGTCCCTGCCTGGTAGGAAGATCCTCCCCGATCCTAGGTTGTAGTGGATCGCCTGTAGGCTCCCGGCTATGTCCACCCAGATCCGATGGGTGCGCATGGTCTTCCCGTCGTACTCTAACTGGGCATTTGGGGCTGGTGGTGCAATGCTTACGATGCGCACCACACCATGGATATCCCTTATGCGGATGTAGTTGTCATTCATTGGTGTTAGCTCCTAGATCCCGGTGTGCGATAACCCCTCGCACCAGCCAGTCCGCGCGCTGGGCGTATTCGGGGCTGAAAAAGTAGCTCTCGGCTGCACGCCGTGTGCGGAGGTAGATGCAGCCCATCTCATCGTCGAGCTCCTCCCAGCTAATGTCGTCAATCTCGGCGACGTCCAGCCCACCGAAGTACCCGGGTAGGAAGATGGTGTTCTCGTGCATGTAGAAAACGATGTTACTGCTGTATTCGTCGACAGGTAGGGTTAGGGTCCCCAAGGCTCTCACTCGCTCTCTGGGCTAGCGCGAGGTTGGTGAGGGAGGCGCTGCCGTTTACGATGTCCGCGAGCGCCTCACGGATGGTGTCAATGCCGGGCTCGTTAGCGAAAACAGCCTTGTAGCGCTTGCCGTCGGCGCCCTTGAGGTTAGCGAGCCAGCCCTTGTCCCAGGGGTAGAGGCTCAACCGTCCGATCTGGTTGGAGGTGCTGAAGCTGAACCAGTCAAGGCCGTTGGGGTTGTTGGTGGCCTTGCGGTTGACGTAGACGTCGGCGACTAGGTGCTTGGGCCCGCCGCTGCTACGGTTGGTTACGACTAGGAAGAAGTCGTACATGCCGAATTGGGGGATCATTGGTGTTGTCCTTTCGGTTGTTGTGGTGGTCGCTGTTCTCTAGCGACATGAATAGTATAGCGCATACAGATTGAAAAGCGCTACCCTAGAATATTGCGCGGTAGATCACCCTTTACGGTACCGGCCACACACATACCCCGCCGCATCCAACGGCAAACCCTCACCCCAGGCAGGCGCTCGCGTCATAATGCCCCTCACCCAATCCACAGAACCAGAGTCAGCACCCTCCACAAGCACCTCATCATGTACATGCCCCACAACGCGAGCGCCTGCATTATCCAGACGCACCAGAGCCTCACCCAACACATCCCTAGCCACCGCCTGCGTCACATTCTCGGTCAAACGACCGCCATAGGTATCCCTGCGAGCACCGCTCTTAGCCTCCACAAACGACAAGCGCTGACGCCCACCCACCTGCGTGACCCTCACACCGTGATACACCAGCGGCCTACCACTGGGCAGCCACACCAGCCTATCCCCACCACGGGCCTCCACCCACAGCCGGTCACCCACCATGCCCCCATACAGGAACGCGTGCGCCAACAAGCCCCATAGGGACACGATGCGCTGGTTGGCTGCCCTCCACTGGTCCACAATCTGCTGTAGTAGCTGGTCGCCGCCTAGGCGCTCACCTCCCATAGCCTTGAGACTACCAATGCCGCCACCATAGCCTAGGGCGAGCACGGCAATTTTGCCCTCCTTACGGGCCATGCCGCCGCCCATGCGCCGCGCGGTCTCCACATAAATATCACGTCCAGCCGCGAACGCATCCAGCGCCCAATCCTCACCAGCCAGCCACGCCACTACGCGCGCCTCAATCGCACTATAGTCGCACACTGTGAACGGCCCCACCATCAACGGCCTAACCAGGGCTTTCAGCGTGTGAGGGTCAATATCAGCCCCAAGCAGCGTGTCCGCAATGGCTGCATTCTGTTGCGCCTCGCTGTCGAAACCGTCGCGCGGCAGGTTCTGTAGCTGTAGGCCCCTGCCCGCCCACCTGCCCGTGTGAGCGCCGAAAAACCTGAAACCACCACGCAGGCGGCCATCCGGCGAGGCAGCCTCTAGGGCTACACCAAATTTTTTATGCGCAGTCAGAGACATAGACTGGCGCAGCTCCAGCACCTTGCGCTGCACGGGGGTTAGGGTGTCCCCGGCCAGTGCGGCGCGCACCGTCTCAGCCCGCAGGTCAGGCAGAGCCCCACCCAGCCAGGCGAGTAGCTGCTGGACCGAGCGGGGATTAGCCAGGCCCGTCAGCTGCTGCGCCAGACACATGTCACGCTCATAGCCCCGTGTGGCGGCATCTATAGCAGCCCTCGCCAAAGCCAAATCAACCCTAATCCCAGCGTCATTGACGCGCTGGTCCGCCTCATAGATACGGCGCTCCATCTCGGTGGGCCAAGCCCCATATCGGGACTCCAGCCGGTGGAGCATATCCCGCATAGTCTCCACATCCTGCACACAGTAGCGCACGAACTCGCTCCACTGGTCTTGGTGATCCTCCGGGAGCCTGCGTACACCCCGCCTATCAGGCGAACAAAACATTTTAATGAGACGCGTGCCTGCCTCATCCTTTGGGGCGGCCCCCAGCGCCTGCGCGCCGCTTTTCAGGCTCTGCGGGTAGCCCCACTCAGCCATACACGCCATAGTGTCAAGCCACTCGCTAGCTGGCAGATACTCCCCCACGGGCAGCCCACCCAGGCGAGAGAGGCACACGCGCTCAAATTGCGCGTTATGCGCGACACGCTCCACGTCCTCGCCGTCGATAGGCGCGAAAAGCCCAGGAATACGCCGGATCTCATCCTCACCCACCGCTACCCGCACCGGGCTATCATCCAGAGCCCACGCAGCCATAAGCACAGTAAACTGCGGGTCTTCACTGTATTTGTAGACGCCCAGTTTGATGTCCGTGGGACTGTACGTCTCGATGTCAATGTATAGGCGCTTCACTGGTGATCACCGTCCTGTGGGTCACGCAGGTAACACCAAACCAGGGTGGCGACAGTGAAAGCCAGGATGCTTGGCGCGGTGACCGGCCAGGGCGCCCTGGGTAGAGCAGCCATACCCGCGAGCGCACACAATAGAGACAGTAGGGCGGTGAGGGCGGCTGCGAACACGCCCCAATTCATGTGACGTTGTTTCACTGCTCTGCCCCTTCCTCGGGTAGGTCTAGGACGTGGTTGGCGTACCAGCGCTCACGCAGACGCGCGGTACGGCGGCGGTTGCGGACAGCCGACACAGAGCGCTGCAGCTGCGCGGCGATGTCTGGCACTGAGCGCGAGTAGTCGCCTGCGATCTCATCCTCCCAGGGCTCCCAGGGCCTGCTGTTACGGACGGCGGCCTCCTTGGAGATGGCCTGCTGCTGCGCTAGGCGCTCGCGGTTGTCTGCCAGGTACTCGCGTAGCTGTGGGAGGCGGTCTCGCCTGCGCTGAGCGCCTTGTGCGCGGCATTTCGGGCAGCGGCAGCCGCGCGTGTAGCCTGACCAGGTGCCATGGTAGATAGGCATGGGGTAGTTCCTTTCGGTTCGACAACAAAAACAGTATAGCGCATACAGAGTGAAAGCGCTACCCCGCAAAACAAAATTGATCCCCTACCGTGTACATCACAGTAGGGGATCAATCGCTCAAAGCAGCTCTACTCAGAGCACGTCATACGGATCCTGAGACTCATCATCGCCAAGGGCCTCAAAATCATCCTCAGGCCGCGCCGCGCCACCACCCAACAGCTCACCGTCGGCCAGCTTCTGCACATTCTCCAGCCCAAACGTGACACCGCGGTTACCGCTAGAGTTGTAGCAGTAAGCTGAGATAGAGACACGCGCGATCATGCCGGAGTAAATCTCGCTTGCATCCATGATCGGGTGGAGGTTACGGTCCACCACACCCGGACGGCGAGTGGACGAAACATTCATGAAATAGCAGCCGCTCAACTCCGGGTTACGGTCCAGGTCCGCGTCAACGTCACCGTCACGCAGCGTGTAACGCAAGTTGCGAGGCACAACCCCACCAAACTTGGACTTCTGCTCCTCAATCGCGGCCTGCTGAGCCGCGCGGATAGCCTGCAGCGTACGCTTAGCGGTCTTAGGGATGATCAGCATGCAGGAGTACTTGGGCTCCTGGTCAGGGGACGACGCGTAGGGCTCAACCAGGTGGACGTACCCCAGGCGGATACCCTCGGCCTTGTCGGTGACAACCTTGCGTAGGTTAGGCATTCTAGTTCTCCTCAAATAATCGGTTTATCGGTGATCGGTTAGTTAGGCCGCTTGACGCGGCAATAAGAGAATACCACGCCAAGTGGGGATAGCGCTACCCAAAATCTTCAGCCGCAGACGACTCACGAGTAACACTTGGGCGGGGGTCATCCTCCCCCACCAGAGACAGGGGACCCTCACGGCGCTCCATATAGGCCCCAATGAGCTCTGGCAGGTCTTTTTTACCCACCAGCTTCTCCAGCTGGCCCAGTGGCTTCACCTTGAAGTCTGCCACCTGCTCGGCGCCGTAGCCGTGGTCAATTAGGGTCTGGATGGCGGCAGGCTGATCCGTGATTACCCGTCTCCCCCGGCCACGCACTATCTTGAGACCAGGCAAAGCCTTGCCTTCCTCATACACGCGCTTAAAGGCGCATTTCTCGACGGCGTCACACCATGAGCGTAGCTGGGAGACCCTAGCCACCTCGGCAGCCAGCTCAGCGTCATCCAGTAGCGGCGGCTCGCTGAAATCCTGCTCCGTCAGGTAGTCCCGGCGGGCGCGACACTCCCCAGCCACGGGGCACCAGCGGCAGGCCCCCTCACTAGGGGAGGCCACCATGGATCCCTGCCGGATCCGTTCGACAGCAGGCATGACTACACCCTCACGCCAAGCCTCCAGCTCACGTACTGGTAGGGTCTCGCTGGAGAATTTACCCAGGCGAGGCTGGATAATACTGACGGTGACAGTCTCCACGTCACCTAGGAGGCCCCCAAAGCAACGCAAGGCTCCCAGGCCGTATAGGCGCAACTGCGGGTTACGTGCAGCATCTACCGGGACACCCCGGCCGTATTTCAGGTCTAGCACGTGGATGGCCTCCGGGGAGACCACGACCGCATCCCCTGTACCCCACACGCCTGGGATACCGGTGTCCATGCGCTGCTCTAGCAGTAGGACAGAGTGGGGGAGGCTGTCTAGTGCTGCCCGCACCTGGTCAACGTATTTACCTACGTGCCGCAGCATCTCGGCCTTGTCGTACTGGGAGCCAAACTCAGCATCCCACCTAGCCAGGGCAGCCTTATGGGCGGCCTCGTCGAGGTCAATCAGCTCATATCGGGCCTCAATCTCCGCGAGCGCATGCGCTGCGGTCCCCTCCATGGCGTGAGGGGAGGCTTCCTCGGGCCCTGCCTGGTCGGCTAGCGCTACACTGGCTGGGCATTGGAGCCAGCGTACGGCGGCGCTGGGGCTCAGCTGTGCGTGATCCTGGGGAGGCATCAGGCATCCTCGGAGGCCGGGACCTCGGGCAGGAGGCTAATGAATTTTTGCAGGTTGTCTACGCCCTGGATTTGGGATACCCGGCGAGCGCCGACAGCGGTCAGGGCCTCACGCACGGACCCGGTCAAGCCTGCCTGCATGAGGGCAACCGCGTGCAGAGCCGCCTGGTCCAGCAGCTCATCCTCCGTGGGATCATCCCCAGCGGCCTTAGACTCCGGCTTGGCCTCCGGCTTAGCGGCCTTAGACTCCGGCTTAGCCTCAGCCTTAGCGGCCTTAGACTCCGGCTTAGCCTCAGCAGCGACGGGCTTAGCGGCCTTAGACTTAGCCTCAGCAGCGACGGGCTTAGCGGCCTTAGACTTAGCCTCAGCAGCGACGGGCTTAGCGGCCTTAGGCTCCGGCTTAGCCTCAGCAGCGACGGGCTTAGCGGCCTTAGGCTCCGGCTTGGTGGGAGCTAGTGCAGCAGCCAGGGCAGCAGCCACGCGCCGCGCCTCCACCTCATCAGCCTCTTCAACCGTGATTGACATAGTGATCAGCATTTGTGTTCTCCTTTCAGTTGCTGATACGCCTAAATACACGCTGCACACCATAAAACGGGGTGCGCAGCGGCCTTGGACCAGGGCCAGACCAACCAGGCAACCCCTTAAGAGCGCTAGTGATCTGCAGGATATCGGTCCTAGAGTGGTCACCCCTGCGATTGCCTAGGGCCACCTCCCAAATCTCAAGCGAGCACACCGTCATCATCTGGTGAGTACCTACTACTCTACCCTGCTCAGCGTCCATCAGCCAGGCCCTCTTAGATTCTGGACGCAGACTGTCCCAATCCTCGGGCACCAAAGTGTCCAAATACGCCTGAATCAGGCCAGTCAGGCTATCCTCCTCAGTCGAGGCAGCCCGCACAGTCTCAGCCATAGCCTCCTCCTCATCAGTCAGGAACAGCCGGTCACCAGCCCTATACAGGGCCACAGCCTCAGCCCACAGTTGATCCACATACTCATCCGTATACAGGTCAAAATCAGCCTTACGGACAACATGCGCAATCAGAAAGCGGCGATTACCTTCCTGGCTACGCAAGAAAACCGGGTCATTAGTGGTACCCCAGATGACACTACGGCGCAGTAGCGTAGTCTCCTGCCTGTCATATGGCAGGCGGATAACATCCTGCCGCTGCGTGATGAATTGTTTGAGCTGGTCGTTGTCGGCTTTCTTCATGGCGAAGCCTTCATCGGCTACCACGATCCATGAGCGGGTCATAGCCATGATCGTGTCTTTGTCCCCGATTGGACCTAGGGAGCAGGTCCAGCCGCGTGACATGCGGTCTACCCACCAGGTTTTACCCAGCCCCTGGCCACCCACCAGGATCAGGCAGTTATCCACTTTCACGCCGGGCTCGTAGATGCGAGCCACCGCCTGCACCAGGCACAAACGCGCAATACGGCGGGG